GTATTAGGGTATATTTTAATGTTTTGACCTTCAAGTGTATATGAAGGAAAAATATCATTTGGAGATGTTAAGTTTGATGCGTTAAGCATAGTTATTTTACCAACACTTACTTTGTCTGCTTCTTTAACTGCAGGAGAAAATATCTTATAATCATCACCTGATGCAAGAAATATATCTTTACTCAATATCATAGAGGTCGAAGAAGTAACACTTACAACTGTAGCAACTTTATTTGTATCTAAATTTACAACAATATAATCTGTACCTATACCATCTGCAATAAAATCAGCATTAGAATCATCAAGTTCATTTACTACTACCGATGTACTACTTCCTGAAGTTACAAGATTTGAATAACATAAAACTTTTAATATGTAGTAAGAATCATTACCAACAGTAGTAACAGTAGGAACAGAAAATATATGGCCTCCAATATTAGATAAGAAATCTGTAGTTAAAAATATCTCTAATGTTTCAGCAAGAGGACTTTCAATGTCTGCATAATCAGTACCTGAAACACGTTGATTCTCTGCATTTATGGTTTTATTATAACTACTATAATATTCTTCATACAACTCCATTTGTGCATTTGCAGCAAACAAATTGAAGTCTGATGGAGAAATATATCCATAGTTATTTTTGTTCGCTATGGATAATACTGCGTTTCTAACTTCGTTTATCATATTAAATCTTTTTACAAATATAATAAAAAAAAGCACAGAAATAAATCCGTGCTAATTTTCAAATAATCAAAAATATATTATTGTGCTATATTCGCTTCTAACATTTTAAGTGAATCAATTCCCTCATCACTTGATAAGAAGTGTCCTGCCATTTCATAAGGATCTTCTCCGTATGGTACAGATAGCATTTTCTTTTTGTTAGTAGGTGTGTTAAACCATACTTCTTTATCGTTGTTGCGTAATGCTAATAACTTTTCTTCAAAGAACAAACGAACTTTAGCTTGAAACTGTAGTTCAGGATCATTCAATGTCATCAAGAAACCTCTTGGGTCATTTTTAGCAAACACTAATATGTCTCTTTTTAATTCTGCTGTTGAGATAGTTGATGGGTCTTTACCAAACATAACTCTAGTAAGAGTTTCGATTTGCTCAAGAGTTAATCTTCTTGCTTCTATTAAAGCATCTACTTCTACGTTCAAATCTTCAACTTCCTCAGATGCCTCTTTCTCTTTATCTATCTCAGAAAAGATTACTCCATTTAATGGATGATAATGTAGAAATTCTTGTAAAACAGGATTTGTTCTTTGAACGCTAAGAAACCCATCTTCAAAAACAATTGGTTCTATAATTGCGTTTCCATCTTGTTCATCCTCAAAAGGAGATTTTTGATTCACCGCATATCTAAGCGGTCTATTCTGTTGTTTTTTTTCATCAAACCACATTAAAGGAAAACGTGGGTGATTTCTTGATGCTAACGTATAAGATAGCGGATTGCCTATTTTTAACTTGTAGACTTTGTCTACTAATGGTGTTGCTGCCATAATAATTTAATTTGATTTAAAATTTATAAAAAAAAGGATGCGGTGATTATCACCGCACCCCTATACTATATATTAACCGTAACGGAATAATACAAAGTTGTTTGCACCTAAAGTACATACACATCTTTCAGACAAGAAGTTAACCTCCATTGCATCAAGATCTGAGTTTTGAGCACCTCCGGCAGAACCTGTGATCCAAGTTTTGTATCTTCTATCCTCAGCTTCTGAAGCACGGTATCTAACGTGTAAGAATGGTCTCTTAGCGTTTTTACCCATGATTTGATCATATACTGAAGTAGAACCTGCAGGAACTAAAAGACCTGTGATTGTACCTGTAGCAGTACCTGCTGTAGCATTTAAACCACCTCTCATTGTAGGATCGTTTAAGTATTTCCAATCAGACTTGTAGAAATCGTAACCTCTACGGAATCCTGTGAATCCTAAGTTCAATGCCATATCAGTATCATTATCGAATAAACCGTAAGATGCAGCTCCCGCAGCATTCACTCCGTTAAATCCGTTCAATGTAGCTAACATATTGTCGATGTCGAAAGACAATCCACGATTAACAAATACTACGTTTTCTTCGATAGCTCCTTGTTTGTCCAAACGAGAAACGATTGAATCCCAATCAGCTAAAGAAGTTGGTGTACCACTTCCCCAAACATTTCCTCTGTTGTTTACAACATAGAAAACTCCTTCAGAACCTCCGGCAACACCACCTAAAGCAGTTAATGCTCCTGAACCTGCTTCAGCAGGAACAGCTTCGATCATAGCAGTTTCTAAGTAATCCTCGAAACGTAAACGAGTTTCGTGCTCTGATTTCAAATACCACAAGTAACCTGTAGCACCGTTCTCAGTAGTAACCTCAACCCATCCGATTTGAGCCATGTCTGAACCATTAACAGCATATTTATCTTTAATGATAATAGGCTTGTTAGAGAAGATTGAATCTTCTGCTTCCAAAGAACCAACCATTCCGTTAGTTCCTTTTTTGAACTCAGAACCGTAAATGAATACAGTACAAGCAGTAGATACAGCAAATGCTTGACCTGTTGCCTCATAGTAAGCTACTGTGAAAGTAGTTGCAGAAGGAACAGCAGTAACGATTGCTTTGTTGAAACACCTGAAGTGTTGTTCTGAATCATTACAGTTTGTCCAATTCTGATAGCGATGTAAGTAACTCCTGCATCAGCAACTGTAAAAGTAGCTGTGTTAGAGTTAATTGCTGCTGCTGAAGTACAGCTAGTGTACTTAATGTGAAGACGACCTTGTTCTGCCCATTTAATTTGGTCAGAGTTAGAAGGCATCTCTGCACCTACCATTCTTAAGAATGATGCGATGGTTCTATTACCATAACGCTCAAATTCTTTTTCGTAAGTATCAGGAAGATACTGATTTAAGAAGTTGAAGTTAGTAATATAGTTTGTCGATAACGCTACTTGCTCCGCTGCCGGTTGTAATGCAAAAGTAGGCGTTGAATTTAATTGACCTGCCATTTTTACTTTTTTTTAAAATTTTATACTCTTTTTATACTACGGATCTTTAGGCTTTTACCCGAATCAGGATTTACCGCTTTTACCTGCATTCCATCCATCGGCTTTGTAACTTCAGGAGCTTTTCTTTCAGACATGTTTATATTCTTAATGCCTTTCATTGTTCCCTCTGTTGCATCTGATTTGCCTTGTTCATAAAAGAACTTAGCAAACTTCTCAGGATTCATAGCAATTGCTAACGACTTATGATAACCTACTGCATCTTTAATTAATCCTTGTTCATCCAAAAACTTATTAATAAAGTTTGCAGGATTAGATTGGATCTTTCTAAGCTCAGTAGCGTCTCCCGGATTGAAAGTGATTTTTCTGTCATCAACATTGAACTCAAAACCTTTGAACTCTCCGCTAAAAACTTCGTCAGTTTTTTGATTAAACCAACCTCTCTTTCTTTCGTTCTCTTCTTCAATAGTCTTCGCTTGCTTGGTATATTGCTTATAGCTTTCGTAATTTTCTTTTTCCTCATCAGAAACAAGTGGAGCACTTGACTCAAGTGGCACTTTATATTTTTCTTTTTGAGTGTTAAAAAATTTTTTTGCCTCAGCAACAGCCTTTTTTGTTGTAATCTTAACTCTCTTAATATGTGATTCATCATCAATATCTTCGTCATATCGATAGTCATCCATTAGAGAATCAATGTCATCAGCATCAAGTCCTTCTTGAGTTGCTGATAAATAATTTTTAAGTAAACTCTCAGGGTCCATAGAATCATAGTCTTTTTTAAGACTTAAGAAATCCTCGAAACCTCTCCCTGTTTCCTTTTTGTATTTCATATAAGCAGCAACATCTTCAGGCAAAGCCTCAGTCTCTTGTCTTTGAGCTGTCAACTCATCAAGAGAGTTTATCTGCTTATTGTATCTTTTTTCAATATATGAAAGAACTTGTTGTTCATCTAATTCAGGTTGTTGTATAATATCTTGTACATCATCCTGTTGTTGTAAGTCATCCTGTATAATATCTTGTACAGGTTCTTCAAACTGTTGTTCGTGCTTTTCAAGTAACTCTTGCTCTACTTGAGCAACTCCTTTTTCTTCGGAGCCATCTAATAATCTAACTTTTAATTCCATTTTGATTTGATTTAATTTTTTACAAATGTAAACATTTTTGTTTATTTTTTATCTAGGCTCAAATTCTCCTAAATCAAAGCCATCCAAGCTATCTTCGTTTGACTCAAAACTCAAAGGAGGAAGGTTGTTCTTTCGTTGGTCTATAAGTTTAGACTGCTCTGTATTTTGTTGGCTAATCCTTTTAGATTTAGCATCTTCACGTTCTTTCTCTCTTTGAGTTAAAGTTTGTATTTCTACACCTTTTATTTGTTGATTGTATTGGAACTCTTGAGCCATTAAATGTGATTTCAATTCGGCCTCAACCTGCATTGTCTTAATGTTATACTCAGTCTCCATTTGCTTCAATTTCATCTTCATCTCTAATTCAGACTGCATTTTTTGCATTGCCGTTTGAGCCGCCATTTGTTGAGATTGAATATTCTGTTGAGCGACCATAGCTTGTTTTTGCATCTCCATTTGATCTTCACGCTCTTGTTTCTTAACTCGCTTCACTTTCAATAACTGATTTGCAAGTTTAAGATTTTTAAGTTCACGAATGTCAATGGCATCTTCAAGATTAATATCTCCTTTAGATAAAGCCATTTGGATATTTGCTTCAAGTTGTGCTTTTTGTTCTTCATCAGGAGCCACTTCTATGAATATACCAAAGTCATAAATGTAAAGGTCTGATATTTCACTTAGGATAGAAACATTGTATCTTCCTATTTTATTTATAAACTCATCTTTGAAATCAGAATACTCTAAGATGTCTGCAATTCTATATGTCAATGCTTCTGCTAATGAACGGTATATAAATAAACCACCATCAAGAATGTGCCTTGTAGCAGTGTTTGAATTTAAAGCGGCTAATTTTTGTAAACCTACTAACGAATTAGGATCAGGTGTAGAACCATCTCTCGCTTCATTCAATCCTGTTACCGTTCTAATCATATCCATATAATGATTATAGTTACCTATAAGCATTTGAGTCTTACTCAATCCTGAGTTCGACGTTAATTGGGTAATTGGAACTCTTGCATTGTTAAACTCTCCATCTTGAGTATAGCTTCTGCCAATAACACTACCTGTTTGGAAGTATAATCTCAAAGCATCCTCAGGATTATAAGCAGCGCCCGTACCTAAATCAACCTCGTTTAATCCATCGGCATCAATAAATACACCATCAGGTACAACTCTATTGATTACTTGTTGAAGTTTTAAATGAGTAATTTGAATAAGGTCAGCAAAAGGTATCATTCTTCTTACTGTAGATTCAATAGCGCCCTTGTACATACGAGGAGCTGATGCTACATAGTTTGGCAAAGCGTGTTGAGTAGCTGATTTAGGTCTTACCATATTCTCAGACAGTTTCCACTGCAACAAGATATTGGTTCCCATAACCATAATACCTTCATACCAAACGTCAATAGTCTTTTCTACCTTTTCAAAGTTTCCTTCTTCCATCATCTCTGTTGGAGGATTAAAACTATCA